TTAGTTGTTTTGCGTACACTGGGTCGTACCTCGCTGTAAAATATCCGCCACTGGTGTCTATCAAAAGTACCCGGACGATTTGTTGGTATAAGTAAACGGTGGTTGAATACATAGGATCCTCAGTAAGTATTTATGGGTAATAATATCTTTGAAAAGTTGACAGAAAAATATCCCTTCATAACATTGTGCGTTTATGCCAATGCAGAATATGTGGGTGTGGTGCAAAACAGGGACGATATTGTTACAACTATCTACGACTTCGGGGCTGTTACTGATCAACGGGCCAAACTGCTGTTTCTAGAACTGGCCAGCACTTGGTGGTGGGAAAGCAATAGATCGATCCCCATAAACATCTTTTTACGCAAAGATTGGGAACAGTTCCGCTATACTCTGCGCACTTTTGTCAACAAAGATCTGGAAATCTTGCACGGTCCTGCTTGCAGTCTGCTGGACATAGTACGCAAGAAAAGCAAACGCAAGTCAATTACTCTTGTACGGAGAATGGATTGATCTGATATGACTCAAATAAAGTTATGTATTGTAGCCGGTGCAGGTGGGGCTCGTGCAGACTTTGTGGCAGGATGGCTTGGTACTTTGCCTGGTTTTGTAAACAATTCTTGGTTAATTGATCCTTTTACCGGAGTTAGTTATGGTAGACAAGGGGATATTAGATCAATCGATTCAGGACAAAGCATTGAATTAATTTTACAAAACAATAATCTAGAACTACATAAAAACACAAAATTTACATGGGCAACTGCTTGCCATGGATATCATTTGAAAGGTTCAGATTACCAGGCCGGAATTGATTCAGGATTGATAAAATTTTTATCTATTGACACGCACGGTGCTGATCAAAATAAAATATCTTGGGAATTTATTACAAAGACGTATCTATCTCATCGCAAACACATGGATAGCGTAAAAGGTTTTTCTGAACAATGGATTATCGATTTACATATTAAAAAATCTCAACCAACCAACCAAGATAGAATTGACCAGTTGAAACTAATGTTAGGGAATCAAAAATCAAATGCTTTTACAAGCCTTAACACTTCGGTTCCTTGTCAGAAACTTGAATACACAAAATTATTTCAATCCGGTGGCAGTCGATATTTGTGTGATCAGATCGAAGTCGACGTGTTAAATTGTTACCATCGTTATTGGGATAGCATGCTGGAATTTTCTAACTCTCCAGAAATAATTAATGTATGGGGATACGAATGGCGGCGCCAGGAGTGGTTTTCTAGTTAAGTAAGTTCATATGCAGGGCTACCAGGGCCGCGTAACTGATCGCATGCGACTTTTTGAATGTGTAACCTTGTGAGTCATCGCCATCCCATACACTCTCAAATACTTCTGCCCAAGAGCGTGTTTGTAAATGTGCCTTGCCTGGACGAATAATCGAGATAAATGCCGCCATCCGGGGTATTGAATCTGGTCGCATTGTTTTGAGCAAGTCTGTATAGTTGCCCACGTGTACCAGTTGACCAGCCCACTCACGATCGGTCCACAGTCGCGACCAAGGCGGTGTTGCTGTTAACATTGCTTCATAGTGCGCAGGATCTCGAACCAACTGATACACACTCATGTTCAAGAAGTCCAGTTTGAAGTATCCACGAGATTCGGCAGTTTCGGCATCTAAGGCCGCACAGCCTGCTACAGGATCTCGAGGTATGTCTGTTACATAAATTCCCGAGTTATGCTTCTTGCCATTGATTTGTCGTGCAGGCGTATGCTGAACCAATTTTAGGATCGTTTCTCTGTCAGCAAAGTCAATATCAATGTCTGCGCTCATTACCATCCTGCTTTGTTCAATATATCTTTCACGTACTCTTGATCCGCTGGGTAGTTTACAAACTTCTTTTGCCAAGCGTCTGAATCAATATAGGGCCAAACCATGGCCACTTGTTCTGTTGTGAGTTCGCTCAGGAACTTTTGTCCCGATTCACTGTTATAGATTATCCAGGGACTTATGCGCCCGGCTGTGACAGCATAACATAGACTATTGGTATTGCCATAGCGCATCCAGTCATGTGAGGGATTGCCTGTTTCCTCTGCCCATCTCATGCTGTGTTCAATTGCACGGGCCAAGGCATCGTCCACGGCTTCCACACGCAGGTATTCTATCAAGTACTCTGTGTACACATTATCACTACACCAGTGATCAATTTTTTTTTGTGCTTTGAGCAACCAGGTCATGAAACGTGGAGGTGCGATCACATGGGTGTTTACACAATAGTTTCCAAACTTCACAAACGCTCTGTAGTAAGGGCTGTCACAAAAGTCATCGTGTGTTTTGTTTTTTGCACTACCTTGCATGGTTTCATAGAACCGGATGTAGGCCTGAAATCCCAGGCGCACACCTGCTTCATCTTTTGCCAAGCGTCTACGTTTGGGCTCACAAGAGTGAACTGCTATGCTTGTTTCTCTAGCAAACTCTTTTTTACAAAATTCACAAATAAAACTCATGTTAACAGTTTATGCTCTTGAATATAGTTTGTCAAATATTCATTGAACATTTGGTGATGTCCAATTGCTCGATGCTTCATGTCGGGTGGAACATAAGGTGCGTCGGGTCCATAACTGTAGGGCGGCACATCTTGTGAGTGTTGCCAGGCAATAGAACACCATCTAAAACCATCAATGATTTCTGGGCGTTGAAATAACTTTAGTCTAGAATTGTCTAGATACTCTTGATATAGATTATCTGCTTGTTGAAACATCAACACACAATGACCGCGATGTTGTAAATCAGTAATGGCACTTAACATACGATACATTAGATCTTCAGTGCGATCCAAAATACTAAACACTTCGCTTTTGAGTTTGATCTCTACAAAATTGTCAGAGTCAGTCTTTGACCATCCCAGTTGCCAACGATGACTAACTTTTTGATTTTGTGGATTGGTCCAACGCCCTTCAAAATCGTCAACAGGATTGCAGATAGGTATTTCTAACCTGGATACAAATGTCATGCCCAACACGTACAGTGTTGGGGGTGCAGTATAACTATGCTTGAGTGTTGTGCGTAGTATGCGACTGTTTGCACTGCCACCGATTGCAAGACTAACTGGATTGTCTAATCCCAGTTGCTTGGCCAAATCAACATGACCTTGGCCACCGGCATAACATTCTGCATAACTACACCCATTGACTACTAGATTCATTTCTTGTCAGCGCCTGCGGCTCTATTGTATGCGTCAATTTCTTTTTGTGTTGTGATCTGTGCCATGACATCTATTTCGTCATCTTTGTATGTGGGATACATGGCCATCAAGGCCTTGCGTTTGGCACTGAGTCCTGCTTCTTTCTTGCGAGGCGCGATCCAGGGATGTCTTGGTGTGCCCATACCGGGACTTACTGTTGTGGCCAGGAGCCATTGTAATTTAGGATGCTTACCCACGTTAAAAAAGTGCTTGTTCAGTCTCTCGTTGCAAGCAATCACATAAAACTCTTGTAGTTCTCTTGATCCTTCTACCGACGAGCCCCAACGTATCATGAGATAGTTTGAAAACTTTTTCTTTTCTTCTGTGGTCAAGTCATCGTAGAATGTTCTGACCTTGCGGTCAAACATACGCATTTCATTGGCAATGTTCAGTTTATCACTCATGTTTTAGTCAGTTGATAGATCATTATAGCATGTTCTAATGCGTCTTGTAAAGTGGGATTGGTCCGTGCCGCACGGCGAATTTCTCCCCAAAGTTGGTTTTCCATTATGTGATCATGTAAGGGTCTACCATCCTGGGTTCTTGAGTCGTAGTCGACTTGATGACCAGTTATGGGATCATAACCGTAGCCTACTAAGGTACGGTCAGTAGGATCAGCACCAAACTCTCGAGCATACACTTCATTACCCACACGCTCGTAGATGTATGTTACATCTGGCTTGAGTTGTCCCATTACCAAGCCTTGTTGTAGTCCACAATCTCGCAGTTGCGACTGACATCTTTTACAAAGTACACACAGTCAGGTTCGGGATCATCGTTCAAGGGCACGGCCAACATCTGACCGTTCTTGAGTTTGGGTGCGTACCAGTTAACCTCGTGATAAACATCCAGGATTTCGATGTCTGGGAAACTGGGTCTGTAACTGCTGAGTGGATTGAATTGGAATACTCTAAAACCTCTGTCATTGATTGAAGTCAATGGTAGCACTTCTAAGTCACCAATATCGGGTTCACCTATCAGTATCTGCCAGTCCATGGGCATTTTGAGAGTTTGTGTTCCTATACGCAACACCAGGGCTGGCGCATTAAACGATTCTAAAAAGATCAAGGGAATAAAATGATAGTCTGGGTCTGCTGGATTCGAATTGTCTAGAATGGCAAAACGCATGTCATCAACTTCTTCGGGCAATTGATTTAGGTCGTAATAGGTATTGTCTAATGTTAGTATTCTCATAGTGTTATGTTACAGGATCTGTTGCAAAAAGTCAAGCGATTTTCATCCATTCCAGTTTTTCTGAACTGAATGGATAGTTGGCTTCCTTATAAAAAGTTTTGCGTTTGGTCAAGTGTCGTTTGGCAAACTTACAGGTTGAAGTTATGTCCCATATTTGCACATGGTCTTTGTCTTCGGCTTTTCTTATGCCGCGTCCAATGCTTTGGATAACACGGACAAAACTTTTGCCGGGTTCAATAAGAACCAAATTAAAAATCCTAGGGATATTAATACCCACAGCGGCAACACCATAGGTAGCCACAATAATCTTATCAACGCTGTCTGCAACT